CAATCGCTAACGTGAACCGCAATGCAATCGTGACAAGTGTCACTACTCCACCGCAAGCATCGGAGGGTATAGAAGAATATCGCGCTAAAGGCGTGCAAGCGTACCGATTAGAGCCGCAAGGAGGGGCGGCATCAGATTACCGCGTATGGAGTTCTGATGCCACAGGAGTAAGGCAAGTTTACCCGTTTTCGGCATCGGGATTAGTTTCTGAAATCAATTTGTTTATTGAATCAGATAGCGGTAACGGTGTGCCATCGGGCGCGTTAATTACAGCCGTGCAAGCCGTAGTTGAGCAAGACCCTGACACTACCAAACCGCTAAACGAACGGGGGCGCAAACCGATAACGGCCATCGTCAACTACTTACCAGTTGCCCCTCAATTAGTAGATATTACGATCACTGGCTACGTTGGGTTAACTACCGAAATTCAAACAAACATAACAGCCGCAATCGGTGAACTATTGGATTCCATTAGGCCGTTTGTAGCGGGTGCAGATGTATTGGCAGAAAGGATGGATGTGCTAAATAGCAACCTCTTAATCTTCACAATCCAAAACGCACAGCCTACGGGGTTTTTTAACTCTTTGACATTAGAGGTTGCAACGGTTACGGTTACGTCCTATCATTTCCTAAATGGTGAAATTCCTGAGCTTGGCACGGTTACATTTGCATAATGACTACGCAAGAAGAAATAACAGCATTAAACAGACGCTTATACCCAAAAGGTAGGGCGTTCAAAGTGCCGTTTGGTGGTGTATTTGACCGCGTAAATAATGCGCTGGCAATATCGGAGGCACAGGCTTATGAAGATGCAAAGGCAATACTTAGCGCGATATTGCCCGACAATCCCGACTTCACAGCACAGGACGCTTTGGAGTGGGAAAGGCGTTTAGGTTTAATTAGCAATACCTCGCTAACTTTAGAACAAAGAAAGGCCGCGTTAATTCGCAAGATAAACCATCCCGGTACTATTAAACCAAGACAAGCGCGCGCATACATCGAAGGGCAACTGCAAGCTGCTGGATTTAACGTGTTTGTGTTTGAGAATATACCTGAAAACGACCCCGTGGATGTTATGGCGGGTGCAAATGGCGGGTTTAATTTTGGCAGTGGTAATTACGGGGGCAATGGCTATGGCTCGTCTACAGATATTGCTATAAATACCTTAATTACCGTTATGAATTACGGCTCATTTAATTTCGGGTCGGCTTCATTTGGCGGCAACTACAACAACAAGGTTATGAACTACCTTGACCCCGCTTTAGATTTGGCGCAATCGCAAGGGATAAACTTTCGCGCATCGTTCTTTATTGGAGGTAATCCAGTAGGTACATTTGCAAACGTTGACGCTGCAAGGGAAACTGAATTTCGGCAACTAATACTAAAACTCAAACCCGTTCACACGGTCGCATTTTTATACATCAATTACGTTTAAGTCATGGCAATAGGAATAGCTAATTACCCAAACATTACAGCTGCAAGCGCGGCATATCCAAATGGACAAATTAAGGACGACCCATCGGGAACACCCGTAAACGTCCTTACGAATGGCGACCTTCAAATCACTTTTGATAAGATATTGCGTGAAGCTGGGGTTACTCCAAATGGTTTGCCCGATAATGAAACCAACGGATATGAGATTTTTGAAGCACTGCAAAAAGTGGCTAAACGGTATGATAGCTACGTTGCAAGGTTAACGGCAACTGCAAGCGGTGCGCCAGTCGTAACTTTTCTAAGTGAAAGTGATTTGAGTGCTGCTATTGTGTGGGCAAGAACTGGTACTGGGCAATATACAGGAACCTTAGTTGGCGCATTTCCTGCGACAAAAACCCAAGTATTTCCTAGCGTAACGACACTAAATAAGACTGGTTCTTTTGCTCGAATTTCAGACGATGTGATTGGCGTTTTCATTTCAGATTTATCGGGCGCATTGGATGATGATTTTGTTGCTGACATAGAGATTAGGGTTTATCGGTAATGTCTAGGGTAATTAACGTTAATACTGATGCTTTAGTAAAAATGACTGCAAGGCTCGAAAGCGTGAACAAAAACGCTATGCCAAACGCGGTTAGGGGTACTTTGAACGCATTAGCTTTTGACGTTAAAAAGAGGACGTTGCCTGAAAGCGCAAGTGAAACATTTGTAAATAGGAATAAAAGTTTCTTCAAAGCGTTTACCCGCGTTAACATGGCATCGGGCAATAAACTCGAATCTATGCAATCGGAGGTAGGCTTTTACGATAGGGGGGCGAAAGGGAAACAGGCAATACCCGATTTGGAAAAGCAGGAGCAAGGCGGCACAATCGCGGGGCGGTCGTTTATTCCATTGGAAACTGCAAGGACTGGCAAAAGCCGTAATCGCATGGTAACGGCAAAAAACAGATTAGGTCGAATTGCGAACGCGGTTCATGCTGAAAATGCAAAAGGCCGAACTGACAAAGAAAAGTTTATGAAGTCTGTTATATTTGCGGGTGTTGGTGGTATTGTGATTGGCAATTATGCGCCAAATGTAGTTTACAGAATTACCTCAATTGAGAATATCAAAGGTAAATTGAAAGTAAAGAAAACGCCTTTATATACCTATGACAAAGGTCGTTCGGTTCGTGTAACTGGCACGAGATTTAGTGAACAGGCCGCAATGGAAACGGTAAGAACAACCCCTTCGATTTGGGTTAAGGAAGGGCAACGAATACTTGAACGCTTCAAAAAATGAGCTGGGCTGAATTAGTTACGGGCGAATTTTCTATTATAACGGGCGATGGCCGCGAATACAAGCCGCTTTCGATTAACTGGCAAAAGTCCACTGATTACAATATCGCGGAGTTTACCTTTGTTGGAGTAGATGGGGCTTTAGTTGAAAAACGTAGGCCAAAGGGTCGTAAGTTTCCCTTAGAAATTTACTTTCAAGGTGAAGATAATTTAGACGTTTCAGCCGACTTTGAAGAAAGCGCAAAGGACGTAAGGCCGTGGACGGTTACGCATCCATATTACGGTCGTTTAACGGTTCATGCCGCTTCTTTGAATTTCGATAACACGCAGCACAACGTAACCAAAATAACGGGCGTTCTACTTGAAACAATTACGGAGGACGGAGTAGGCTCGACCGTTAACGCACCCGACCGCGTAGCTGAAATGAAGGTGGTTGCAGACGAATCACTTGCGCAACCAGTAACCGTGGACAGTCAAGTTCAAAGTACACTGCAAACCCAAACGACAACGGTCTATAATGAAGGGGCGAAAACGGTAACTGGCGAAGACGGAAACACTTATTTCAAGGCGTTCAATACCGCTTCGACCGCTATACTAAACGCTACAAATGAGCCATTAGCCGCAATGAGGTCGGTGCAAGCAATGATAAACGCGCCATCGCAATTTCAGCAATCGGTACAATCGCGGCTAAATACTTTGACCGCTCAATTTGAGTTACTTACGGCAACCATAACCAACGCGATAACGCCAAAGCAAAAGCAAGTATATGAAGCTAATGCTGGTACGGTTGTTGGGGCTGCTGCAACTACTGTAACCACACCACAACCAGCTGACTACGGCTCGACAATGGAAGCGTTATCGGTTATTGATTCACTCAATACGTTGTATGCAAATTACACGGCCACGCTCGATAGTTTGCAAACAGAAACAGGGGGGTCGCCCGATAGTTACATACCCGATGCAACCGCTCAAACTGACTTAGGTAATTTGGTGAACGCAGCGGTATCGGGTGTTTTTGACATTGCCCTACAAGCGCAACAAGAAAGGTCTGTGATACTTGAATACGACAGTGACATTATTAACCTTACGCATCGTTTTTACGGTTTAGATGTAACCGACACAAACTTGGATAGGTTTATCAATACAAATGGATTCGGCCTTAGTCAAATGCTAACCGTTCGCGCAAATACAACCGTTCTTTATTACGTTGGATAATGGAACTAAAGGTAGGCGGCAAAAAGTATGACAAGTTTAACGGGTTTACCGTAACGCTCAATTATGACAGCGTGGCCTCTGCTTTCTCGTTTTCGGCCTATTTCAATCCTGAAAACAAGGAACATTTAGAGTTGTTCAAGCCGTGTAGTTATCGAAGTTGCTCAATTGAGCATGGTGGTGAAACGCTAATCACAGGAACTGTACTTTCACACGCATTCAAGAACTTGCCAATTACTACTTTAGCGAGCTTGTCGGGATACTCAAAAGCTGGAGTTTTGGAGGACTGCCAAATACCTACCGACATTTACCCTTTGCAATCGGATGGGTTAACGCTAAAAGAAATTGCAGAGAAACTAACCGCGCCTTTTGGTTTGTCGGTTACCATTTCTCAATCGGTCGAAGCGTTGGCAAATGAGAAATTTGGAACTACAACGGCTGACCAAAGCCAATCTATCAAAGCCTATATTGCAACGCTGGCCGCACAGAAAGGAATCATTTTAAGCCATACTCCAAACGGTAATTTGATACTGACAAAAGCAAATACCACAGGAACGCCAATAG